AGACTTTACGGCACTCTTACGGGCTGCTTTCTCAGCTTGAGCCGTCTGCTGAACCACTTGATTACGTTCTTTCCAAAGCGTAAAAAGTTCGTCAGCAGAATCATAATCGTACCCTTGGTCTGCTTCTACAAACAGTTTAGTTCTAACCTTTGATCCTTTGATCCACTCAGCAAACTTTGGGTCTTGCAAGATAGTATCCATTTCTGGATGTCTAGCTTTAAGCTGTGCAAGAGTAGCCTGTTGTTTGTACTGTTGAGTGTAAGCCTCTGCTTCTTTAATCTTAGGATGGTTGTCGATTGCCCTGTTTACAGCGTTCTGTGGATCTACAAAGAAATCTACATCTTCGTCTTGTTGTTGCTGTTGTTGAGGTGCTGGTTGGTTTGAGAGTTCTGTCTGAATGTAGTTATCAACAACTTTACGTAACTCACCTACTTCCGTACTCTGTTTGCCAGAAAACTTTTCTAGCTCTTGGTGCATCTGTACAAGTTCTTCTACAGATTTACCTTGGTACTTTTCCGGAACATCAGGTTCTTGAGGTTGCTCCTCTTCTTGAGGAATCTCTATTGTATCCTGAGTATCGAGTTGATCTGTTGTTTCTAACTCCTCTTCTGGACGCTCATCAATAATTGTCGCTCTTGACATCACTAAAGTTACCCCGCCTTTTTAGGTTATGGAGATTATTATTATTGGGATTGACTCTCTTCACGGCGAGCTTCCCGACCCTTTCGCCCAGCTTCTTCGTGTTCTCGTACCCACTTCATGTGTCTTCCGGGGAAGTCACCAGTAGAGCCATCTAGAATACACGGTGTTGCTGAAACGATCTTTGTAGCGTTAGCACCACAACCGCACCTAGTGGCTGTACAAGTGCTATCTACAAAATCTTCAAATACATGTCCGTTAGTACAACGGAAGTCAAATACTTTAATCATTATTGTTGTTAAGCTCTTCGTAATTAGTATTAGTAGTAGACTCTAAATTGAGAATGTACGCTAAGACGTTTATTTGTCCTTTACGCATGTACAAATCATTAGAATCTTTAGTAGCTTCTACACTGTTAATCACTAAAGCATTCTGTTTAAGTTCTTCAGTTAGCTGTTTCCATCCATCTGTTTGAAACAGGTTGAAGTAATTGTCGTAATATTGTTGTGTTTCTTGGTCTAGCGAGGCCATAAGGTTATCTCTTGTATACTTAAATGTTATTATATCACACTTTTACTTAAAAGTCAAGTCTTTTTTTTGGTACTTTTACGCCTTTTTCCTGATGCCGTTACAGCATACTTGACACGTTTTGGGCCTGTTTTCTTAGCTTTAGCCGCGTCTTTCTCTGCTTTGGTCATCTTGGCAGCTACTTTCTTAGGTCTACAGGCCGGGTAAGGTCGCTTGGAACCTTTGGCTTTTTTACGGCCACAGGGTTTTCCAGTCTTGATGTCTACCCACTCTTCCTTAAACCATTTGGTCAAGCCGCCTTTAGGTTTGCTAGGCATACGTGCCTCCACGTTTTTTATATTCCCGTGTTAGCCAACCGGAAGCATAAGCACTAGGCCATACGTCAAACTTACGTTTAGCCTCGGCTTTTACACGAGCGTACAGGGCTTTGTTTTTAGGAGTAGGCCCAGACTTTTTCTTTGCTTTACTTTTTGCCTTTGCCACGATTACGTAACCCCTTAAAGTCTGCTCCTGTAATTTTGTTGCGTGGCGCAGCTACACGAGCTATTTTCTTTTGTTTTGATGAGTAACCTTTTTTACCTTTTGGCATTACTTCTTTACCTTTTTCTTTTTTTTCTTTTTAGGCTTAGACTTGTACGCACCCATTCCGTAACCCATTACAACCTCCTATTTGCCTTTGTGGACTTTTTGTACTTCAAAGTTTGCAGACTTAGACGCACCCTTGTGGGGCTTATATCCACCTGCAGGATCTTTCATCAACTTGTAACTGTTACCGCTTTTCATCCAGTGGTAACCTTTTGGTGCTGAAACTTTCATGCGTAGTACTCTCTTGTGTAAACTTTAGAGTTTGTAGTTACGTGACCGTCGTGGTTGTACACAGTAACATCTGTTGTTGTAGCTCTAACTTTTTCTGTGCCTTCAATTAACTGACCGTCCCATACTTTGTACGTTACGTGTCGTTCTGTGTACTGCGTAGGCACAGAGCTAATAGGTTGTACTTCAGTTACCATTTAACTTTATCTGCCCAGTAAGCTGCAGACATTTTTCCTTTAGCTATGTTTTTTCTGTGCCTTGCTTTAAACGAAGCTCTTTTCTTTTTCATACGGTCTGACTCACCAGCCTTTGGTTTACCTGCTGTTTTGGCACCTTGCTCACCAAACCGAATAGTTTTAACTTTGTCGCCTTCCTTAGCAACAACTACGTGGCTTTTCTTAGGATGGTTAGGCGTCCGCTTCGGCTTGTTGTAGCCTGAAACACCTACTCGTGCTAGTCTTGGATCTTTTTCTTTAGCCATATCTATTTCCTTTACTAGAGTTTTTTGAATGGGACATAAGCTGCAAATTGTTTTCTACGTGTAGTCCGCATACGTTTTTGCCTTGTAAAGGTATAATATGGTCTATAGTTACATTGCCTTTATAAACGTCATTGATACAACGGGCGGTATAAAAAGCAAAATCTATAGCTTCTTCGTTAGCCCATTTTACAGTACGCTGTTTAAGTAAAGCACGGTACTTAGATTGATACGCAGCATTACGGGCTTTTACTTCAGGTCGCTGACGGTATTCAGCATCGTATTTTTTAATTTTTTCCTTACGCTTTGCCCTAGACCTAGCTGTAATAGCTTTCCACTTCTCAGGATTCGCTAGACGCCACGCTTTGTGTCTTTCGTTTGCTCTTGCTAGTCGAGGGTCTTTTTTCTTGGGCATTAACTTTCGCCTCCAAGCTGTCTAATTGGGCTTGCAATTTGTTGAGCCTGTCCTTCTGTTCTTTGAACGCTTGGTTCACTTGGTTGAACAGGTTGTTCATTTCGGTTTGCGTCATTAGCATTGGTACGATTACCTTGTAGTTGTCTTTCTTTTAAAAGTCTGTCAGCAACTTTAAGTCTGCGTTCAAACTCTTTGTCTTCTTGGTCACCTTCCTTGAGATTACGAGTAATAGCCTCCAGTTTTTCAATCTCAAGTTCTTGTGGAGCAAGCTGTGAATCAACAGCGTACTTGGTAGCTCTAGCCTGAGACTCTGCGGCCTGACCTTGCAGAGCAGCAGTTTGTGCTTGCTGGAATTCAAGCTGTGCTTGCTGTGCCACCATAGCCATTTGCTGTGCTTGCGGGTTAGGCTGGTTAGCCTGTTGCATTGCAGCAATCAACTCTTCACGGTTAGACAAGTTCATGTTGTCGATGATGCTTTGGATCAATACAGGGTACAGAGGACTGTCTTGTTGCATTGTTTGTAGGAGTTGTACAAGCTGAGTTACCTCGTACTCACGAGCAATGATGCCCAGAGTGCTAGTGGGAATAAACTTGTAATCTGCAACAGGGTAATTCTCAGGGTCAAACTGCATGTACCGATGTGCAGCTTTGGTTACAAAAGGCAGGAGGAAAGACTGCTGAAAGTTAATCAAGGTACGCTTGTGACGTTTAATGATAGCGCCAAGAGACATAGAAATACCAGCGGCAGTAGCTTCACCATTAACACTGCCAGCGATTCCGGCTGAATCAACCGCTCCTGTAGCTTGTTGAACCATCTGCTGAAGTGATGCGGCTTGTGCAAACGTGATCTGTCCAACTTGTCCAAAATTAAACGGCTGTAGTACTTCACGAGGATCTCCGTTAGTTAGGATCATCTTGCCGGGGCGGACTTCCGGCTTAGCCCCTCTAGGAAGCCGTGTAGCGTCCACAGCGAGCATTGGGTGGATAGTTAGACTCAAGGCATCAATTCTTGCTCTAAGCTCTGTATCAAGCGCCTTTTGGCTGTTGTAGCCCTTCTCACAAACACCACGGCCCCAGAACCTTCCGGGGACTACATCCCATGGGAATGCGACGACAGGCCGGTCGTTCATCATGTAGGGGTTGGCTTCAGCCTTCAGAAGTGTTCCGCCGTTAGCGATAACCACGATTGCCTCGACGTACATAGAGTCGTCTTCTATGTCGTCTACTTCTTCTTCGAGAAGCTCGCGAGGTACAAGACCGTAGTACTTAGTAAGACGAACCTTGTCGTCGTTGTAGATCGTCAGATCTTGGTCAGGTTCTAGATCAGTATCTGCAGCAGCAGACTCAATGAAACCTTCTCGGTACACACCTTGTTCTTGCAAGAGTTCAACACTGTGCTTGCTGACAAACTCGTCGATAGCAACTCCGTACGCATCTTCAACAGACGTTGCAACAGGATCAATCAAAAAGTTCTGTGGCAGTACGGGCTTGAGTTTAACAATTACTCGGTCAGTGATGTTTACGCCTACGGCTTGTAGTTCACCGTCCATGATAGGCTGCGTAGCAGGAGCCATTTCTTTTACTTCTTCTAGGACTACTTCGCCTATACCAGTACCAAACACTGCTGCGTTGATAAGACATTCTGCTACTGCTTTACGAACTTTACAAGCCTCGAAGTCTTCAGTAAGTTTCTTTCGCAAGTACAACATGTCTTGCTTTTGGGTGTCGTTTACGTCGTCTACGATGTCAAAGAACTTACCACGCCCAAACGTAGCTTCTTCTAGTTCTGCGACGTTAGACTCTACAGCCTGCTGAAGTGCAGGAGAAATAATCCTAGACCGCTCTGAGGCTCGTTGTGAATCGCCTGAGTCCCATTGACCACGCCACAACCGGTAGTACTCTTCAAACCGTTCTTCGTAGTTTGACTCGTAGTAATCACGCCAGTTCTCACACTTGGTCATTACCCACTCTTCCAGAGACTCTTGAATCATCAGAGGATCTGGGCTGTAAATTTCGTCTGCCATCTTGTCTTCCTTAAATTACAGCAACGGAGTACCCTAGTGTAAAAAACACTACAGCACTAATTGCATATATTCCGTAGGTATTGAACGGTCTAAAAACTTTCACTTTAGTATCCTGCTACTACATCTAGTATTTCGTGGTCGTCAATCTCGTAGTCGTAGTCGTACGCTACTTGTGCTAACTGATCTATGTACGCCAAGGCGTCAACTAAGTCGTCGTGTGTTAGCGCGTCTGGGAACTGGAACAGTTGATCTAAGAATCTGTTGTTCCACTCTCCTTTGTTTAACGTAACGTACCCGTTTTCAAACCGTCCTTGTAATGCCCACATTACCCTGTCAGTTTTCTTTCGGTTACCGTGGGTTAGTTCTTCTACCCTGAAAAACGTACCGTACCGTTTCATCAAGTCAGTGAGTGGAGACATTACAGCTTGTTTTGCAATCCCTCTTTCAATACCAACACTGATGGGTCTGTAGTCTCTAACGGCCTGAAAAATCTTGGTGGCAGTCTCGTTAAGCTCCCACCGCCCATGTATAATGTTATCAACGTACCAACCATCAGGACTAACTTTAACGACAGCGATTGCGGTTTCATCTAGCTTTGTGTTCTTGGTTCGTTTTTTGTTTACGTCTTCAAAACCTGCAAGGTCAACAGCGATGTAGTAGTCGCCTACGTCCGGCTCTTCACCGAACTGAACCCAACCTTCCTTGAACATTTCCGAACCACGAGCTTCAAACGACGCCATGAATTCTTGACGAAACGCGTAACTAGACATAGACTTTTTTGCAACGTCGATTTCACTAGGGTCCAGTATGGGATTGTCGTAGCTTGTAAAGTGCCATGCTTTGTAGGTTTCGT